ACTCGCTGCTGAATAACACAAGAAAGGGGTTCTAACGAACCCCTTTTTTTATGGCATTGTAATATTAGTATTTTCCGTTTTTATTAAGTCATCATCTACATATTGAGATGTTCTACCATATATCATTACTTCTCTAAAGTCATTTAAGAATTGCTGTAAATATGAAGGTTTAAGTAAATATATACTTGCTTTTTTCTCATTTAAACGTACTTCATAGATATAATTTGATATTCCTGTTATGACATCAGTTCCCTCTAATCTTTGATTTCCATTGTCATAATATTCTATATAAAAATTCACCATGTTTGGTTGTCCTGCATTCTTGTTTACTTCTCCAGTTTCAGGATTCCTATTAGGAATAACACCATCTATTCTTTTATTATCAACAACTTGACCTTCTGGAAGAATTAATCTATTTTTACTATCTTTAATTTCTTTTGTTTCATAGAAACGTGTTTCATTTAATTCATCCCCATATTTGTTAAGTGCATAATCATATATGTCTCGACTTGATAAAGGCCATTCATCCCTAACATTTACTATATTAGAAGTTAATAAAACTACCCAATCCAGTTCATCGCTGCCATAGTAATCTTCTGCTACGTTTTCAGGACGATATCCATCAGGTATTTCATATTTGTCAAAAAGAGTAAAAATATTCTGTAGATCATCTCTTAGTTTTGTTCTACGGAATAAATTTTTTGCTTCGACATAATCCAAAGAAGAATTTTTGGATGGTAAGAATGATTGATATAATAAATTTGGAAGTTCTCTAAAATATCCCATGTTTAGTACCCTACAGTGTCGTCTAAGTCATAACCTCTTTCATCAAAGTAATCAGTATCATAAATTGGTTCAAGTTCTTTAAAGGTTAAATCCATAATCATAGAAATTGGTTCTCTGTTTTCATAAGTTGCATAAACACCTTCACCTGTATAATTGACTGATATATCAGTTAAGAAGCATTGTTTAAATTTATGTAAGAATGGATGATTTCTATATCCAGTTTTATATCTCAATTCAAATACGTTAGGTGTATTTAGAAACAGACTTGCACCTTCACCCGAAGTTACTTTAGGTGCCATATTCATTTTAAATGTTCTTATAATTAACTTACATTGCTCTGCTTCACCTTGACTTCTAGGTGTCATTTTAAAAGAGAACCTGAAGTTTCTTAATGTAGGACCATTAAACAATAATTCCATATTAGGGTTTAATATTTGTCCTTGTTCTCTTGCTAGTAATTGATTAACTGATACGTTACCACCAAATACACTAACTGCACTTGCTGCTAATTTTTTAGTAATTATTGATTTTGCTTTATCTATATCAACACCAGAACTTCCTAGTGCATTTTTTACTGCATCTCCACCAGCATTGAGTGCACCTTGCATATCACCTTTACCTATTGCATCACCCACATTGTTCATTATATCTGCTGCTCCACCAACAGCAGCACCAACAAGACTGTTTAATTTATCTTCACCATAAGAAGCAGAGTTACCATCTTGAATTTGGGATGGTATTTGTAATAATACTGTCCCTTTATTAACTAGGGATTGAGTTGTTAATCCACCAGGAACCCTCGATCTTTTAGATAGTTGTCTCTTACCAGCAGAACCTACTATACCCTCAAATTGACTTACATCTTTTACTGACTGGTATTTTGTAATATCAATTTGTAGATAGTCTGTAGAATCCGTCATTGCTTCTAACGGATATCTTAATAATCCACCTCTTGCCTTTATATGAGATTGTTTATGTGCAGTTGTTGAACCAGTATTATTTTTACCATATCCAGGTGATGTTATATTACCTGATTTCTGTTGTTCTTCTGCTGCTTTCCGTTCATTAACTGCTTTGACTCCACCAGTATTTCCTTGCCCTCCTCTGCTTTTAGGTGCTCTATATCCACTATTTGGATTGACAGTATATTTTTTATTTTTTGCTGTTACGTTACTTTGATTTTTTCTACCTTGAATAACGTTATTCTTTTTAAGTTCTGGATTAGCTTTTATTCTTGCAGCAGATCTTTCCTGTTGTGCTTTTTTATCTTTGTTTCTTTGTCTTGCTCTATTTGACATTATCGACCTTATATATTAATTTTAACTATTTAGACGGATTTTTCCATAAGGAATAGAACGTAAAGATTCTATCTCTTCTGAATTGGCTATATGTAGGTTTCCTACCATTTCTTGCCATGTGTATTGTCTTACATTCCCCCAATGAAAATTCAATCCTTTGAATCCCCAATTAAAAACATCTGTAACTGCAACTAGAGGAAATTCATCATATCTAATACCAGGTGTTTTTGGTTGATATACAAAGGTATAATAGTTTCCTGCTTCAGGAGCTCCTTCTGCTTCGGGTAGTGCTTCTAGTATTTCTAGCATTAAGTCATCAGGACTTTCAACTCCAATTAAGTTATCTGATATTTCTGCAATTCTATCCATTACTTAATACCTAGTTCGTTCTCTGTTAATACTTTAAATTCCAACATTCTATCTTTACAATAATCTGTTGCTGCCTCCCACTTTGCTTGATTTTTTACATACTCGCATACTTCACGAACATATGATTTAGTTTTTATTTTTTGTACTTTTGGTTCTATACATTGTTTTTTTGGTTTAATCTCAATTACATATTTTTTAATTTGCCCATTATTTTCTCGTACCTTAATATAGAAGTCTGGAAAGTATCTATGGTATCTATTATCTAATGGTGACTTGTAAGGAATAAAGAATTCTTCACTTCCCCACTCTAAAATATTTCGATTACTATCACAATATTTCATAAACTTAAGTTCCCATAAAGAACGGTATATTATATTAGTATAATCACCTTTATATTTGTTTGGAATGCTCGGTCTGAATTTTCCTTTATAAGCCATCTAAATAGAAATAATATAAGACTCGTAAGGTATTTAGAGTGGCAAAGGGTATAGTACAAAGAATAACGATGCAGGAGGTCAAGGAAAAACTTGGCAAGCTGTCGTTGACGAATCAGTATCAGGTTAATTTTTCATCATTGAAACCTACAATAACTGAGTATCTAAAAGATTCTGGAATTGATAATGTGGATAATTTTTTATCTAGAGATGTGGGAATTCTTTGTTCTGATGCATCATTACCTGCTAGTGCATATGCTACTGGTGAAGTGAAAGATAATTTTATGGGTATTCCTCAGGAGTTTGCTCATACTAGAATATATACAGATATTGATTTTACTTTTTATGTTGATGAAGATTATACATCTTTAAGTATTTTTGAAGGATGGATGGATTATATTTCTGCTGGTGCAGATATTGATATTAATGAACAAGCATTTTATAGAAGATTTAAATATCCTGATGACTATAAATGCAATACAATGACAATTACTAAGTTTGAAAAGAATATTGAAAGAACTTTGATGTATGAGTTTAAGAATGCTTTTCCTAAATCTATTACATCTTTACCTGTTACATATGGAACAGCAGATCTAATGAAAGTTACTGTTAGCTTTAACTATGATAGATACATTGTAACAAGAAGTTAAAATTACCCCTATAAATAAACTTACTGAAGTGTGAAAACATTATGCCATTACCAAAAATTAATACTCCAACTTATGATTTAGTTGTTCCTTCTACTGGAAAAAAGATTAAATACCGTCCTTTTTTAGTAAGAGAAGAGAAAATACTTATTCTTGCATTGGAGAGTGAAGATACTGCACAAATAACAAATGCTGTAGTTGAGATATTATCAGAATGTATTCTTACAAAAGGAGTTGATGTAACTAAACTTGCTACTTTTGATATTGAATACTTATTCTTAAATGTTCGTTCAAAGTCTGTTGGTGAAACTGTTGAAGTTAATTTGACTTGCCCTGATGATGATAGAACATCTGTTGAAATGGAAATCAATATTGATGCTATTAAAGTTCAAAAAACTAGAGGACATAAAAACATTGTCAAACTTGACGATCAATACTCTATGAAACTTAAATATCCATCTTTTGATCAGTTTATTGAAAGTAATTTTGATACTAGTGAAGATACCAGTGATGTTGATAAGTCATTGAATATGATTACTAATTGTATTGAAATGATTTATGATGAAGAAGAGAGTTGGGATGCTTCTGATTCAACTAAAAAAGAATTAGAGGAATTTGTAGAACAATTGAACAGTAAACAATTCAAAGCAATTGAAAAATTCTTTGAGACAATGCCTAAACTTTCTCATAAAGTTAAGGTAATAAATCCAACCACTGAAGTGGAATCTGAAGTAGTATTGGAGGGATTAGCAAGTTTTTTCACCTAAGTATGGCTCATACAAGTCTTGAGTCATACTACAAGGTAAACTTTGCCTTAATGCAACACCATAAATATTCATTAACAGAGCTAGAAAATATGATTCCTTGGGAAAAGGAAGTCTATGTTACATTATTAAAACAGTATATCGACGAAGAGAATCTGAAACAAAGTGCCGACAATTAACCCAGAAGTATTACCTTCTAACGTAAAATTAAATGTCACTAACATGAAAACCATCTTTGGTGGTGGAAAAGGTGGTGCCATTATTCCAAAGAAAGGTGGTGCTCTTGCTCGTAGTGGTGGTGCTCTTAGTAGTGAAAAAGTATTTCAATTAAATGATTTCGATCCTTTAGAAAAAAGGGTTGTGGCGAATGAAAAGAAGATTACTCTTTTAAAAAATGTTTTAAAGGCACAAAAACCTTTTGGTGGTAATGAAGATAAGTTAGCAGAAATAAATTCTACTCTTCAAGATATTGGAAATGCATTATCATTAGATTTTGCTAATAGAATTACTGAGGGAAAGGAAGCAAATAAATTAAGAAAAAAGGAAAACGAAGAACGAAAGAAAAATCTTGCTGAGAAAAGTTTAGAAGGAATAAAGGGTGTAGGTAAAGGTTTAGGTGCAGGTATCAAGGGAGTAGCAGCTAGTGTTGTTTCTCCATTTAAAAATGTTTTTGATAAGTTAATTAGTTTTGTTACGTTATTAGGTGCTGGTATTGCTGGTAATGCTGCTGTTACTTTCTGGCAGAATTTAGATTCAAAGTGGAAAGATAGAATAAGTGGTGCTTTTAGTTTCCTAGCAAAACATTGGAAATGGCTTGCTGCTGGTGCTGGTATACTTCTTTTAACAAGTGTTGTAGGTAAAGTAAGACAACTGTGGAAATTAATAAAGTTTGTAAGTAAGGGATTTTTTAAAGTTCTAAACGGTATTAGAAAAGGTGCTGTTGCAGCATTTAAAGGAATAAAATCAATATTTAAACATGGTGTAAAAAGAGCTGGAAAACGTGCATTAATTAAAACTGGAATGAAAACCTCTACTAAAGTAGCATCTAAGGTTACCAGTAAGGTTGCAACAAAAACAGCAACTAAGGTTGCAGCAAAAGGAGCAACAAAAGCAATAGGAAAGAGTGTTCTTAAAAAGATTCCTTTTATTGGATTAGGTGCAGGATTATTATTTGCTGGACAAAGGGCATTGGCAGGTGATTTTACTGGTGCTGGTTTGGAGTTAGCATCTGGTGCAGCATCAATGGTACCTGGTGTTGGAACTGGTTTATCAATAGCAATTGATGCAGGAACTGTTGCAAGAGATATTAATCGAGCAAAAAATGCAAATGAAGTTCCAAATTTAGAAGTTGATGAAACAAAGGTAATAGTAGAAGATCTTCCACCTGTTAAAGCATCTATACCAGAAAAGAAAGTTCCAGCACCAGAATCAACAGAAGTTGATTTTATTAGTTCTATTAATCCTTTGAACGAATATATGACTTTAACACCAGCATTGCACGGGATAGTATAATATTATGGCAACTGTTAAACTCCAAGATAGGGAAATCAAAAAACTTAAGATAACTGTAACCAATATCAAAAGTGTTTTGCTTGAAAAGAATAAAGAATTGAATAAGGTTAAATTATCTAAAAAACGATTATCTAATGCTGCTTTGCAATTAGAAAGAAAAGAAGCGAAAGAAAAGAGTGTAGAATCAGTTAAAAAATCTTCACCACTTACTAGTTTTTCTAAAAAAGCAGGTGCTGCGACTGGTAATATAATTGATAAGATATTGTCTTTTGGATCGATTATTTTAGGTGGAATTCTTGTTAATGCATTACCTGGATTTATCAAAAAGTTTAATGAGATATGGCAGAGTATTAAACCTTTTATTGATGGTGTTAATTCTGCTATTAAAAATATATTTAATTTTGTTGGTGGTATTACTGAATCCGTAAAGAACTTCTTTGGAATTACAGAGAAAACAAAAATAGATGATACTGCACAGAAGGCGTTAGAAGGTGAACTTAAAGCATTAGAAAAAGAATCTGATATTGATATTAATAGTCTTAATAATGAAGATGAATCATTTGAAGTTGATGATGAAGGTAATGTGATTGGTGGTGAAGATGTTATGAGTGACACTGATATTTCAGCAGAAGAAACTAGTGATACTCAAAGTGAATCTGAATCTACTTCAGACATATCTAAGATGATTGATTCTGTTCCATCAGTAGGAGGAGGAGTAAAACCAAATCAAGCTCAGTTTAAAGGTATAAATAAGATTCAGGATTTGACTAAATTAAATCAAAGAACTTCTACAGGACATAAGACTGTCATTGTGCAAAGACAAGTTGTTGAAGTACCAGTACCAGTATAGGAGGATATAAATGTCAGGAAGTGCAGCAAGAGCATCTAAGTATGCTAAAATGATTATCAATAAAGATGGTAAAACTGCTAATATTGCAGGAAAAACTACATCTTTTGATTACTATGAGAGTGTATATTCTCCAGAAGTAACTGCTACTTTAGTATTTTTAGATGCTGGTGAATCTATTGAAGCAGGTAAGGAGCAAGATACACAAGGTAGAAAAGGAAGTATTAAAAATTCATTACCTATTACTGGATATGAAGATCTAGAGGTAAAAATAGAATCTAAATCTGGAACTTTAAATTTTACAAAGAATCCATTAAAGGTTAATAGTGCTCCAGTAGTATCTCAGGAATCAAATCGTCAATCTGTTTTTCTAAGTCTTAAATCTAATCCTGCTATTGATAATTTGGATATTAAAGATCCATGTAAAAAATATAAAGGTAGGATTAGCAATACTGTTGAAAAAATATTGAAAGATTTGGATGTTAAAAAATATACAATAGATGGCACAAGTAATAGTTATGATTTTATTACAAAGGGGAAGGGTGGATTAGATTTGATAAATGATTTGTGTAGAAAATCTATTCCAGAAAATGGTGATCCTGGATTTTTCTTTTATGAAACTCAAGATGGACTTAACTTTAGAGCAATAGACAATCTTATTGCTGAAGAACCAGTAGAAACTTATACATTTTCTGGTGCTTTAAAAGCAAATCTTAAAGGTGATGAAAATGATTTTAAGATTTTATTACCACCTAATATTGTAAAAGATCAGGATATAACAAAATCATTAGAATCTGGCACATATAGTAGTCGTAATGTATTTTTTAATCCTTTAACTTTCGTGACTGAGGAAAAAATTTATACTATAAATGATAAAAAAGGTGCTCCTAAAAAAACTTTAGGTAAAAAGGTTCAAAATACAGATAAGGTAAAAAGTTATAGTAAAACTCATTATCATATCTTAGATATTGGTAGTTTAGATCCTAATAACACAGTTCCAAATAACGATCCAAAAGAATGGCAAGCAAAGTCTCCAATGAGATATAACCTTCTTCATTCTCAATTGATGCAGATACAAGTTCCATGCAATTTAAAATTAAGGGCAGGAAATGTAATTAAAGTTGAGTTTGAAAAGCAATCTACTCAAAAGGAATTAGGTGGTGTGGATCAGCAACAAAGTGGTGGTTATTTAATACTACATCTTTGCCATCATTTTGATCCTAAAAGATCATATACTTCTATGACTCTTGCTCGTGATACTTATGGATTATACACTGGAAAGAATTAGATATGCAGAATAAATTCGATTTAGACAATCAATCATTTTTTGGAAAGGGTGTAGAATTCTGGTTGGGAATGATTGTGTCATTTGATGAGC